GCGAGGCGCTTCTCAGCCGTCGCCGCCTGTGCCTTCGACGTCGAGAGGATCTGGGCGTCGGGGACAGCGGGGATATCTACCGCGCTGACCTCCTGGATGATGCCATCGGTCAGCTCCCAGTAGTCCTCGACATCGACGTCGTCCGGAACTGAGACCTCTTCGGGGAGATCGTCGGGCTCCTCGCCGTTGTACTCCCAGGCGGCGTTGACTGCGCCGATAGAGTGGCCACCGAGGATGTCGTCTTCGACGAGGCCCCACAATTCATCGTCGTGGTAGCCCCACGTCTGCACCCACGCGCCGGCGTCGACCGTTTCGCCGCCGATCTCCGTGGACTCATCCAGGACTTCGTTGCGTTCGAGAGACATCCACTCGGACGGCCAGACGGCGTGCATGACGCCACCGTCCGCTTCGTCGACGTCCACGAATGCCTCGAACTGTGCGGCGAACGTCTCGATGGTTTCGGGGCGCTCCCAGTCACCTTGACGGTCAACCTGATGCGGCGTCATGACCACGCCGGTCGCGGTCTGGGCATCCTCGTCTTTGGCGACGTAGTCGACCCGTTTCTCGTAGTGCTGTTCGTCGCGCTGCTTGGTCATGTGTCAGTCCTCACTGTCTTCGTCGGCGCGACCGTCCGCGTCGGCGTCCTGTGTCTTCCGGGCTCGACCGGTCGACAGGACGCCACGCTTCTCGCCGCGCTCCTTGTCGCTGTTTTCGGTCATCGTAGAACACCCGGTCAAGCCTCGCGCGGGGAGCCGGGGACTCCCGCGGTCATCAGGATAAGCCGGCTACGCGTTGAGGAAGCGGTGGACCTGGCTGTTCTCGGTCGGTGCAGCCCGGCCCTGCTGCGGCCACTCGCCCGACGAGATGCGTTCGTACGGGTAGTCCATCCGGATGTTGTGGTAGTGGTAGCTTCCGTGAGAGGTCGCATCCTTCAGCTCTTCCCACGTCTTGGGCGGGACGAACCGGTAGATGTAGATCGAGTCCAGGTCATCGTCGCGACGGAACCGGATATAGAGGTCGTGGGACGAGCGGTCGTAGAGCCCTGACCGCAGGTTCGAGCTGTCAAACTGCATCGTGTCGACCTGGCTCTGTTTGAGCGAAACATCCGACCGCTTCCCGAGGCAGTTGTGCTTGGGTGGCGTCTCGGCACTACCCGTCGGGGCTGCCATCTCGCCCGGGGCCTGCTGAGGGTCTGAACTGGAGTCTTCGATATCAGCCAGCAGAGTCTCGCCTAGCTCCTCGTCATCTAGCGGTTCCAGCCCGAGCTCCTCGCGCGCCTCATTGACCTTCATAGCACCGCGAGATGCCGAGATGCGCGTTTGGGCGACGTTGGCATCAGTGAGCCGGGAGTCGACGCCGCGAGTGTGGAACTCGACAGTGTAGTCCGTCACTCCCAGCGCAGCGTGGACCGTCTCGTAGAGCAACTGTGCGAACGCTTCCTGCTTTGGCTGGATGACTGTCTCGATGTACCCCTTTCGCTGAGCCTCGGCGTCCGTACTGAACGCCCCACTCTTGATCTGTCCGGCCTCGATCGGCGGGACGTCGTGAGTCTTGAGGATCTCGTGCTCGTTGCGGTCCCGGAAGTCTTGGAAGCTGGCATCCTCGTTGATGCCGACCGTCAGCGGCTCGACGCGGATCTTCAAATCGTCCGCGTCGTCGTCCATGTTAATCTGGCCGGTCTCCTCCAGGAGCTTCTCTGCCTCGAGCACGATCGTCCGGTGATCCTCTTCCTTCATGCCGTGAAGCAGATCATGGATGTCCTTCCGTGCACCCTCGGTCAACTCGCCGCCCTCAACGATGATTGCCATTCGCGGCACCGCGTTGTTCTCGAAGAAGTCGATGTTGAACTCACGAGCCGCGTCGTCGCCCTGCACAGTCGGGATCGCGGGGACGATGTCGGGAGCGCCGTAGTGTGTGTACAACGGCGAGTGGTTTCGCTTGAAGATCAGTTCGTTCGCTGCGTTCGGAACCGAGCTGGCAGAGACGCCGGTCTTGCTGTCGACGAACGTAGGCGTGGTCGGGGACCCGTCGTTGTTGTACTGGACCGTCGGGTCGTCACCGCCGGTGATAGTCACCTCGCGCCCCTCATAGCGGTCGCCGGCGTTACCGAAGTACTGCAGTCGGTTCTGACGCAGCTGGACGTAGCCCGGTTCGTCGCGACGCCGTCGAATGGTCATCGAAGGCACGTGGGCAAGGCCTGTTGGAGTGCCGTCGGTCGCCGTCAACATCTCGATGGACAGCCAGCCGATCGCCTCGTAGTCCGTCCAGGCCATCTCCAGGACGTCCGCCGGCGTCGCTCGCTCTGATGCTTCAGGCCCGACCTGCCACGTCGAGTCCCCGCCGTGCCAGAAGTCTTCGGCGACCTGGCGCTGCGTCTCGTCAGGGTCGTCGACTTCAGGGTGCGGGACTACGTCGAGCCCGTAGCCAGCGACGTTCCGGGACTTCGAGAAGCAGCACTTGGCGTGCGTAGTATTGATTTCTAACAGGCGCGCCATTTGCGGTGGGTAGAACGGCGGCTGGATCGCCCCTCCCCGAATGCGCTCCTTGTACTTCTCGTCAAGCTGCTGGGTCTCCTCCGCCTTTGTTGCGACGTCCTTTGTGATCGAGCGGTACTTCGCCTCACTGTACGCGCCGGTGTCATCATCCGTCATGGTCAGATTCCTGAAACTCCTGTGTCGTCCTCGTCATCACTATCGTCGCCGGCGAGCGCACCGATGCCCTCGAGGTGGCGGATGCCCTGCTCGGCCATGTACCACCCCGCGATCAGGTCAGGCGTGTGGCCCTGCAGCTTCCCGTCGGAGAGCGTGAGACTCATCGCGGCCTGGATGAAGTCCTCGGTCCCGGAGTGCCCACGGTAGAACTGGATCCCGCCGTTCTCGACGAGCCGACGGAGTCGTGGGATGCCGTTCTCCCAGCTGTGTTTCTTGCCTGTCGTCGGGACGCCCGTGACCTTCGCCCGCAGCGAGGCCGAGAACTCCAGGGCGTCGTTGGCGACGTACTGCTGCATCCCGTTGCTCTCGATCACGATCACCGCCGGGTCGTAGCGGTCGTCCAGGTCGGCGAGTGTCGCCTTCACCGCCGACGGCTGCATCCCCTTCTCGGCTTTGGCGTCTAGAAGACGACGTCGTCCATCGCGACCGACACGGAACGCAACGAACGCCGCGTTGTCGCCAGTGTCGGACTGGGCCGGGTCGTGGGCCACGACGGTCGCCTCGCCGGCGCCGGGCGTCAACTCGCGCGGCGGCTCCTGACCGCGGATCGAACAGCCGCCGTCGTCGACGAGGCGGTTGATGTCTTCCTCTTCGATGAGGTTGCCCGACGCCCCGCGGATGGTCAGCGTGTACTCGCGCCAGAAGAGGTAGTCCGCCATCTTTGAGCGCTTGTTCGCCAGCCAGCCTGGACCGCGGGCCTCGGGCCACAGCAGCTTGAGCGTCCCGCTGCCCCACGGGTTCTCGACCTCGGTGTAGAGATCTTCGTCGGGCCGGCGGGCCTGCCAGTCGTCGTCCTCGCGATACTCCTGGTCCCACGTGTCGAGGATGGCTGGGAACTCTCGCAGCGAGTACCCCTCGTAGTCTCGGTAGTGGCTGTAGATGTCGTCAGGTCGCTTGCGTGTCCCGACGATCACGGTGCGACCGTCGTCCTTGACCATCGGCTGGGCGACGCCGTCGACCCAGTTGAGTACGCCCTCCGTGGGCCCGTCTCCCTGTTCGGAGATGATGTCGTCCAGGATCAGCAGGTGGGCACGCGCGCCCTCGATGGAGCCCTTCAACCAACCCGTCGTCAGCGACGAGCCGTTCGCGAACTCTTTGGTTTTCTTCGAGTCGGTCTCCCGAGGCTTGTTGAGGTTGATCAGCCACGGGTTCCGCTCGATGAACTTGTTGAGCTCGCGGTCGGCCTTCTCGTAGGCCTGCTCCTGCGTGTTCATCGTCCAGATGACTCGGTAGCCATCGAGGTACTCCATGCAAGCGATGGCGAAGGCCGAGATGATCGTCGTCTTGAGCCCGTCGCGATGGCACAAGAGCGCGAGGTCGCCGTCGACGTCGGCCTCGCCGGCGAGGTGTCGGAGCCACTCGGAGTGATGGCCGCCCAACGGGGCCCAGTCGTCGTACTCCGCGTCCATGTAGCCCTGCGTGAGCTTGTTCGCGAAGTCCAGCCAGCAGCCGTGCTCGAACGGGTTGTAGGCTGCCCGGATCTCTGCCCGGGACAGGTCGACCTCGGTCGTGCCGGCGTCGGCAGTACTACTCATCGTCACTCTCCTCGTTATCGAAGTATCCGTCCTTCACCTGGTCGGCAAGCAGTTCATAGAACGCACCCTCCTGAGCGGACTCCCAGTCACTCATCTTCGAGCGTCGCCTCCCTGATCGTCGCCGCAGCTTCCTCGTCGAGCGAGACGGTCGTGTCCAACTCGCCGTCGACGTTCATGTTGATGTCCGTCGTGTAGACGCCGAGGACGTCCGCCTTCTCGTGCAGGTGGGCGGCCATCTCTTTGCGCGCCATCGCCCGCTTCTTCGGTTCGGGTTCGTCGCGCTGGAGGCCGGCCATCGCCTTGCGGTACTCTGGGAGTCGGCCTCGTTCGGCCCCGACGGGATACTCGTCGCCGGGCTCGATGTAGCGGGCGTCGTCGGTGAACTCGATGATGATGTCCCGCTCGCTTGCCCACTCGGGCCGGCGGTCGTCACCAGGCGGGACGCGCTCCCAGTCCGAGACACGCAGCTCGCCGTCGCCGGTGTGGCGGTCCTGTTTCGGGACCATCGCGACGACCGGCTCGTCTTCGACGGCGAGTTCGAGGTCCTCGCGAGCTTCCTGGTAGAGGCGCTCGAAGCGGTCGGCCGCCTGCAGACGGATGTCTGCGTGGCGCTTCTCGATCGCCTCGATGACCTCTTCCTTCGGCTTCTCGTTGAGGTAGTCCCGGATGGTCGACCGGGTGTAGGAGCCGATGCCCTCCTCCTCGAAGCGGTCCCGAATCTCTGCGACGCTGAGATTGTCGAGATACTTCCACTTCAGGGCGATCTGTACCCGGCGGTCTCGTGAACTCATGATGGAAATCTGTCGTGCAGTGTCGGCAGCAGTATTATAGTTTAAAAGGGGCAGTCAGGTGGCGGTTCGGCGGGTCGTTGTCCCGACTATCGTATGTCAGGATTGCGAGCTATCGTCGTCTCCATCGCCACTCTGGACGTCCTGGGCCTCCTCGAGGGCGGCCCCGAATGTGCGCTTGCCGAAGACGGCGTAGCCGGCGGCGATGACGATGGCCAGAGCGACGACGTCCCAGAGCGTGCCCAAGGGCTGTCCGGACAGTTGGCCGTAGGCCCAGAGGCCGAACGTCACGAGGATGACGGCCGTTCCGACAAACGCACGGAGCGCTCGGTACGGTCGTTGGGGGCGCTGCATCAGTCGTCACCCTGTTCGTTGTCGAGCCGACGGGCGGCCTCGACCACGGCCTCGACGTCGACGTCTTCGGCGCCGGCGAGATACGATTCGACGAACTCGGCCCCGACGACAGCGCTGCCGGCGACGAGCAGCGGAATGCTAGGGTCGACGTTGGTCGTGACCAGCGCGATAATACACAGCGCGACGACGAGGAGCTCGGCCAGGGCCTTGACGAATCTGTACATTGGGAGACTTAGCCCCCAGCGCCGTGTGATGGCGTGGGCGAGTAGGAGTTCGTGGAATTGTTCTTTGCGGCGGATTTCGGACAGCAGTGAGGGTTGTGGCGTGGACATGGTGTCATGCACAACGAGACCCGGCTGGGGAGTTGCACCCCGCGCTCGTGAAGTGGTGTTGGGGGGACGAGCGCTCTACGACCAGGCAGGGCGGCCGGCGGAGCCCGGACGAGCTGGATGCCGGCCGGTTGACGGGCGATGCATCCCCTCGTCTACTGCCGATTGGCAGTCACCGCGTCATCGGGGATACCGGCGTCGTCCTCTGGGACACGGATGATCGTCCCACCGAGGTTGACGCGGAACACACGCTGGATGTCGTGAACGTCGGCCTCGACGAGCTCGTCAACGACGGGCCCAGAACGAATGTCGCCTTGCAGCGTCTCGACGGCGACGCGATCCGGCGTCGACGGGCGGACGCTCATCGCTGGACTCCCAGTGCTGCGGCGACAGCGAAGATCCGCTTGTCGTCAGCGGTGTGTTCGTCGAGACTCTTGAGGTGCTCGACGGCGGCGTAGATGCGACGCGTGTCGACGTGGTAGCCTGCCTCCTGGAGGCGGGCGGCGAGGGCTGGGACGCGGTCGATTGCCTGGCTGATCGACAGCGTCTCCGATTGCGAGAGGCCCCGGACCGAGCCACACTCGGCGCAGGTGGTCTTGCTCTCGGGCATGGGGGCACAGTTGGCGACCGACGCCGGCGGCTCGATGAGGTCCTCACCGAGAACGGCCGAGTCGGTCCGCCAGGACATGGCGTCTTCGTTGCCCCAGTGGTCGCGCTCGGCGATGTCTGACCGCTTGAGCCGGCTAAAACACTCGCTGCAGACGGCGTGGTCGTGCCAGATCATGGTCTCGAACCACCGCAGCGCGTGGGCTCCAGACCGGGCCGGGTTGCGTGGGAGTGGCGCTGCCGTCGCTGTTGCTGTGTCAATTGATTGGGACATGGATTAGAAGAGTCGCAGGACTAGTGGCTCGTCGCCGAGGGTCACCGCGGTAACTCGCCCCGACGCCGGTGTGACATACGCTATCTTTGATAGGATTTTCCAGCGATATAAACGCAACTCTGTTGTCGTGAAACGGCCAGTGATGTCCTCCCGTGGAGCTGTACGCGACATCGCATCGAGGGTATCCCCGTCTGCGTTGTTCTGCCGACCCCACGGTTCGAGGTCACTAGTCATACAGACAGAGTGTACGGAGGGGTTGCATCAGGATGCCCTGCTGGCAGGTATCCTCGCCGTGCAGGGTAGCCTGGTTGATCGACATCGACGCCCCAGACCTTGACGAGGTGTCCATCAGCAGTGAGTGTCAGCAGTCGGTCCCGCAGCGAGCCCGGTTGGAGCTCGCAGTGCATCGCGACGTGTTTGGGACGGACTCCGCCGCCGAAGGCGAGACAGTCGTCATTGTCGAGCGCCATCTGGACAGCCTCAAGGACCTTCTCGTCGGACACACTCCAGACGTGCGTCATGTATCCCCCCGGAACTCGCGAATAGTTTCGTGGGCGGCTACCTCTGGATACTCAGCTACGAGTCGGTTGACGCTATCTTCGGTGAGCAGTGCGAATCGCAGCTGACCATCTTCGTCCTCGTACGCGATCGCGTCGTCGTTGTCGAGGGCAGCTTGGAGTGACGCTTTGACGCCGGCCCGATCGTACGACCCGTGCGCCACGAGTGAGAGGTAGATCTTCTCGGGAGTGACGCCCGGCCGTTGCATCGGACTGGTCTGGTGGTAGATTGTCGAGAGGACGCGATTGTATCGACGTTCAGCGTCAACCTCGTTGGAATCGTCGGAATGGTTGTGCATCGGATGGTGGTCTGATTTGCGTCACAATCTGACGACGAACGATATCGCCCGTCGTACTGTGACCAAACTCGCTCTATAGAGATGAGCGAGATTTGAGCGAGTTTACTCACGAGTAGCGATACAATGCTTACAGCGACTAGCGCAACTAAACTTA